GCCTTTGAATAGCTGATAACATTTGCTGAAAAGGGTTACCAGTAGTGCCAACAGGATTACTACCTCCGTATAATTGCCCTAGCATGAAACGTTCAAAAGGATCTTTTTCTTTTTTAGGTTGTTCTTTTTGTGTTTGAATATTAAAGTTATAAGTATCTCCTTGTTTGTTTGGCTCATCTAAATTTAAATTAGTAAAAGCAGGATCTTTGGGATCATATACTGACCATGCTTGAGGACCTTGCATGTCATAAATATATTTAGCAGCTCTTACATTTGTAGCTGGATCATATAATTCTTCATTAGATTTTAAACCTAAGGCTTTTCTTCGTTCCGGTCCCATACCTCCAAGCATGTTGATTTGGAATAAACCATAACTTAAATCTCCTGTACCAGCATCTGGATTAAGTGCTAAAGGATTTAAAGAAGACTCACGTCTTGCAATTTCTAACATTGCAGGAACTTGTTGTTCAGTAAAACCTCCTTGTAATAAGAGTTCTGCTAATCTTCTTTTACTAATCGGTGTAGACATTATTTCTTTGCTCCTTGTTGTTTTATAAATGCCTTCATGAATTCTTGGGCTTGCAGTTCTTGAGCCATAGCTGCAGCAGCTTGTTGTCCTTCTAAACGATTAGCTTCAATGACTTCATTCCGTGCATCTTTATTTGTCATGGTGTAAGGCATTTGTACACCACCTTCTTTAATATAAGCCTCTAATGTTTCAGGATAACCATCAGGGAAAACAGCTGTTGGTTGATTACTTAATGTTGGATTAAAAGGTCTATCTGTTTTCATAGGCACTTGGAAATCACTATACAAATGAGGATTGTGTGCCTTGTGTATAGCAAGCCCTAAATCACGAACTTGATTACGTTCTGCTTGTGTAGTTGCTGCACGACGACCTTGATCGTACAGTGCCATTTGATGCTGGAACGGTGTAGTATCTACAGACTGTTCAGCAGAAGCAGGAAGATCTTGGTTAGGATTAATAGGAGGAACATAACTGCCTGCATTACCAGCACTTTTACGTGCTGCAGCTGGTAATGTTACACCTTCATCATATGCTGCAAAATTTCTATTAACAGTAGGGGGAATTGCTCCATACATACCTTCTAAAGGTATACGTACTTCATAAGGTACTCCCATGGCACCTATTCGTGTTTCTGTTCTAAATCTTTCTTTTTTAGGTTTAACAATTGCTCCAGGAGCAACTTGAGGAGGTAATCCAACAAAACCTCTGAATGCATCACCAACTTGACGTCCTAAGTCAGGAGCTTTCTTTTGTGCATCAATATTTTTTAATATTTTATCTGTCATAGAACCTTCTTGTCCTTGCATAAATATTTCAGGACCAAAAAGAGGCAAAGTAGCGCCTGTTCCTCGAAGTAAAAGATTAAGTGGATTCATTATCTTGTCGTAGCGTGAAGGTAAACATTTGCGCCAATTGCAGTATCAGCGGGGCCAGGTAATGCCTGGATAAATTCAGCACCTGATCGCTCATAGCGATACCGGGCTTGCATTGGATCTTTATAGTTAGGAACATAAAGAATCTGAGCAAGACGATTGGTCTCATACATGTAGACTTCGTCCCATAGCTTCAAGGCTTCTTTAATACTGCTTGAACGAATTGTTCGATCAACGTCACCTATGATCCCTTCAACTCTTGTGCTGGGTACTTGGAATGTATCCTCAAACGAAGCAAGTTGAGTTTTCTTTTCGGCTGCATCACAGCGACCAATCTGAAGAATAATCTTGTCATGAAACACTGCATCTGGTACAGAGTTTAAAGATTCTTCTAGACGTGCATAGTCACCAGCAGGAACACTAACAACGTAGTATCCCAAATGATATCGAACACGACTTTTATTAAAATCAGATAGTTGCACTGTAAGTCGCCGGTATTTTTTTATTATACTTTGCGTTAATAAAAAAAGCCCCGAAGGGCTTTTATTAAACTCTAACTAAATCAGCAGCAAATACAGAATCCCAATCAACACGTTTAATTTGTTTTAATTGATCTAAACTGTGAAATCTTTCACCCGACAATGAAAGTTGTAAGTCTTTAATTTCACGAGCTGTTTTTAAACCAATTCCTTTAATGTGATCAGCAATCATTTGTGCGGTTGCTGAGTTTACATTAAGGCGTGTCTCAGGAGGAAATTTGCGAACTTCTTCTTTAGCTGCTGCGTCTTTTACTTGAAGACTTTTAACTTGTTTAGTTGCCTTTTGATCGGGAACAACTTCAGTTTTATAAGCAGTAAATACACGACCGTCTTGATCTTCGATCATAAACCAATCGCCATCGTCCCACTCACTAACAACTTTAACTCGCGCTCCTGTTTTTACGTGCTGATAAAGCATAAGGACCAGATGTAATCTCTGGTCCTATATTACCTTAATTATTAGCTAACAGTGCGGTTAGGCAGGTACTGTTCCATGTCAGCGTAAGCTACTGCCGTGTCAGGACGGATGTAGCAAACTTCAACCAGGATGTAACCTTTACGTCCAGCAGCAACGTCATCAGCATGAATAGAGAAGCCACCATTCAATGCAGTTGCGTTAGTAGTTGCTTTGGAATACACCTCGAAAGTGGTGTCGGTAGTCAGCTCTTCATAGAGCCACTCCTTGGTCACAATACCGGTGATGTTCTGGAAAGGATTAGTACCATAGCCAGCAGTACCTGCAGGGATGTTGTTAGAAGCAGCAGTTAAGTTTGCACCTTCTACAACACCAGAAGTGCTCACAGGACCTGCAGGGCCAAAAGCAACAACTTGGGTAGCGCCAGAGGTCATCAGACCGCTTTCTGCAACGCGACCATCTCCCCAGCCTTGGGCTACAGAGAGGTTTGTACGATACACATAAGCAGGACGAGTGGTATCAGCAGAAACCACCATGCCAGTGATGTCAGTGCGCGTATCATCGTTCCGATAAGGGGAAGGAATGATTACGCTGGCAGAAGAGGTATAGCCAGTGGTAGTCACGGGAACGTAACCACGAAGCTGATAGAACTGCCAACCTGGATTAGCTAAAACAGAAGTGGGACCGCCAGTGGAAGCGTCATTACTTCCACTATCGTTGGTATCGATATTTTTGTACCAACCATTAAGAGGCTCGTTGAAGTTACCGGGGTAAATCTTCTTAGCAGACAAATAAGACATTTATTACTCCAAATTAGTTTGAAATTTGTTTATAACAATCAGACGGAACCGTCATCCTGGACGAAGCTGAATGCATTAGTAATGAAATCTTTGTTTAAGATCTCAAAACCAGCATAGAGCTGCCAAATCAGAATGATGAAACGGCTGAAATCATCATTATTGTTAATCAGAACTTGAGCGTTCGGACCGCCAATACCAACACCAACAGCTTGTGGGCCGAAGAAGAAACCTTGGGCAACTTCTTTAGATGCATAGTTAGCACCAGCATCAAATGAAGCGGTGACGTTCTTGCTGGGGAAGTTGGTTGACTCGAAGAATTTAACACCTTCGAACTGCACACCAGTAGGCATTACAGGTTCGCCAGCCAGGAAATAACCTTGACCAGCCTGAGGACCCATGTAGAAGCTGGAGTTGTTAGGCATCATGGGGTTAGCCATGTACATGCCTTGTCCTGCATTACCGGAGTAACGTGCAATCTCACGGAAGTCAGGATCACGACGCAGGTGAAGCATGAAGGTAGGATCGCAGATACAGCGATACAGACCATCAGCAAACGTAGGAACGTTGCGCTTACGTAAATCCTTAACAGTTTCTAACAGGTCAGTGCGAACAGAGAACTGTTGAATTTGGTCACCATACTCAGCAGCTGTATAGGATACACGGCCACTAGAATCCTTCTCTTTACCACCGGCAAAATAGTAACCACCTTGTGAAGATGAAGCAGCGCCATTGGCTTCAGCTTTAGCAAGTTCGTCAATAAAGACACGATCACGCCAACGACGATAGTCATCAAGCAGCGTTAAGCTACCGATGGACTGGTGGAACATGTTCAGGTTACCTGTATCAAGCAGCAAACGCTGAGCAGTGATTAAAGTTTCCCGAGCAATTTTAAAAGTAGAAGGCTGGGTAGGATCACCCGGATCTGCAGGACCAGTATATTCCTTAAGCACCACCAAGACTTTCTCTTTGGTGATGTTACGGCTGTTAGCTGTACCAATCGTTTGATCAGCAATACGCTCACGGCTATCCTTCGTACCAGGGGCTCCCCAGAACTTGTAGCGATCTAATTGCACAGTCTGGCCGGGCTGTGAAGTGAAGTCATGCACTACCACAGGCTCAACAGCCATCTCGCATACATACGCGGGATGAGGGCGGTATAATTCCGCACCTAAAATCTTGGGAAAATCGTTATCAAGAAACACTTTCTTTTATCCTCCAGATATTCGGAAAATTAAGTAATCGGGTGAAAGATTCGGGCATTCTATTGCCCTATCTAAAGAAAATTTTAGCAGTCTGTAATTTATTAGACTGTTTTAAACATAGCCTTGCATATTAAGGCGTGAGTTTATTGTATTAGATGAACCAGGTAATTCAGGATCAATAGCATTTTGGAAGCCAGGAACTCCCATAGATTGATAAAAATTAGCTGAACCACCACCTGACAAACCGCCAAGTCCACCAGCACCGGCAATTAAACCTGCGCCAACAACGCCTTGTGCATAAGGAATACCCTTTGCATATCGGCTTGCTTCTTTACGCATTTTGGTACCTTCTGGGGTACTAAATTTTGCACCTAGTTCAACACCTTGTCCTGTTCCTCTTTTGCCCATATCTTCGGCACGTAGATTTTCCGCAATAGTTCGTTTAGAAAGAAGTCTACGCATTGAAGGAATAGCACTACCTGCGGCACCAGCTAAAAGTGCAGCATTAGTGGCTTCAAGTAATAAACGTCCAGGGCCTTCTTGTGAAGCTTCCCCAGACGTAATATTACCTAAAGTGGCGAGGCCAGCACCGGCAGCACCGGCAGCCACTGCAGCTGAGCCAGGATCATTAAGCAACGGCTTAATTTTTTTATTTGCTTTTTGCAAATATTTTCCTGCCAATTGCATTAGCTCACTCCATAACAAACAGTTTGTTTGCCATAACGCGAGGATCTGCTTGGTTCATAATGCGCCAAGCTTGGCTGGGATCGACATCCATCTGCTGCTTAAATGCACCCCAGAAATCTTGGGGCTGCTGAGGAGCTTCAGCTGCTGGGGGAGCAGGAAGACCAGCAACATTCATGCCTTGCTGCTGTTGAATAGGAGCAGTGGGATAACCACGTGTTTCAAGTTCTTGCTCAGATTCATACACAGGGCATGGACCTTCAGGACCGAAATACTTCAACGTGTAATCCGACAGGACGTCAGG